GCAACTATTTCGGCTCAAGCTGCAGTAATTTACAATTTTTCTACAGTATCAGGATTAACTACGAATGCTGCTGTTTGTGTTTTAGATTTTGGTGGAGTTAAATCTTCATCTGCTGGAACATTTACCATTACATTCCCTGCTGCTGAAGCAACTGCTGCAATCTTAAGAATAGCATAGGAGATAAGTTATGGCTTCCGTCCAAGGATGGGGCCGACAAGCCTGGGGCGATGGTAATTGGAATGAATTTGGTCCAATACCTGTTACAGGGATTGGCCTCACGGCATCTAATAACGATGTAACTGTTACTACTGATCAAGTTATTTCTGTCACTGGTATTGGATTAACATCTAATACTAACGATGTAACTGCTACAGGTATTGCTGAGGCAGTAATATCTGCAGGTGTGGTTGCTACATGGCAACCTATAGGTACGTACGTTGTTCAGTCAGATTTTATTTTTCCTATTACAGGTACATCAGCAAGCACTGCGGTTGGTACGACAAGTCAGACAGTTGACATAAGAGTTGGATGGAATAGATCTACAAATTTAAATACAGGTGCAGCTGTTGGCTGGGGTGATGAAGCATGGGGAGCTATAAGTAATTCTCCTAGCGCTACAGGAAATGGTTTAACATCGGGTGTAGGAAGTATAACCGCTGTTACGGATCAAATACTATCTCCAACAGCCGCAGGATTAACTACTTCTATTGGAACATATTCAATTACAGGAGACGCTGGAATAACTATTGTAGCAGCTTCTGAACCTGAATTAGATGCTTTTACAGGATCGGTATCTGTTGCAATTAGTCCAGGAGTTTATCCAACAGCGGCGGGTATGACTTCTGCTGTAGGAGATGTAGGAACATCTATTTTTGTTACAGGAGTTAGTACAACAGCAAGCGAAGGTGATGTTACTCAAGAAACAAGTTACATGGCTCCTAGCGAAGAAGCCTCTACTTCTGTGGGTACTGTAAATATTCAAACAGATGTAACCTTTACAATAACAGGAGTTTCTGTTACAAGTAGTACTGGAACATTAGGCGGGATCTTTTGGTCAGAAGTCGATGATTCTAACAGTTCTTTAAGTTGGACGGAAGTTCACAAAGCTGCATAAAAGTTTTGACAAACTTTATAATAATCAATAAAACTTTATTAGGAGATTAAATGTCAACATATTCAACAGGTTTAAGAATAGAGCTACAAGTAACAGGAGCAAATTCTGGTACTTGGGGTACTATTACCAATAACAATTTTTCTCAGGTTTTTGAATATGCTATTGCAGGGGTATACGCTGTACCCGCAATTACAACAGGAACTTCAACTACTTTAACAAATGCTGATGGTCCTCAAACTCAAGCAAACAATCAAGCTAGACAAAATACATTATTATTTAGTGGAACTGTATCGACAACTCATACTGTTCAATTTCCAGCTACTCAGAAGACATACGGACTTTACAATAATATTTCAGGCGGTGCAGACATATCTGCAAGGCTAGGGGCAACAGGTAATACTATTACCATTACTAATGGTAAATATCGTTTAGTTTCAACTGATGGAACAAACTGGTATGACATATTTTCTCTTGCTGGATTAGGTGAAGCATGGGTAGAAAAAACAAATTCAGATTCTCCTTACACGGCATCTGCGGGTGACAATATTTTTGTAGATTGTTCTGCAGCGGTTGTTACAATTACTCTCCCTGCATCTCCGTCAATAGGGGATCAGGTTAAAATTATAGATGGCACAGGAAGTGCTGCTACATATAACATTACAGTTGGTCGTAACTCTAAAAAAATTCAGGGTTTAACATCAGATCTAACAATTAGCACTAACAATGCAGGTATAGCTCTGGTATATTACGATACAGATAATGGGTGGAGGTTGAAATATAACGACTAATGGCTAACTTACAGGATATAACAAACAGAAGTGAAGTAGGCGCAATTAAGCCTTGGACAAAAACAACTGCTCCCGCAGGTTATGTTCTTTGTGATGGCGCAGCTATTTCAAGAACCGATTATGCAGATTTATTTGCTGTAATCTCTACAACATATGGGGCGGGAAATGGATCAACAACATTTAACGTACCTGATCTTAAAGGTAAAATGCCTCAAGGATATGAAAGTGGAAATTATGCAATGGCAGGAACTGGTGGTGCTAATACAGTAACAGTTTCATTAACTAACAACCAAGGAGTAAGTTTAACTAATAACCAATCAGTTACTGTAACAGGGTCTATTGATAATACTTCTTTAACAGAGGCTCAAATAGCTTCTCACAGTCATACTATTACAGGAGCTCCTTATAATCCTGCTAAAGGATTATCAGGGCATTCAGGTGGACCACCTGTTGGATCTGGTGATACTAACCCAGGAAACCCAAGACGTACTGTTTTTACTCCCGGCATTTCTAACACAGGGTCAGGAACTGGTCATACACATTCTCACACTCTTGCAGGAACATTAACGGGAACGGTAACAGGTACTCTTTCTGGAACTGTAACAGGGTCAGGAACCAACTCATTCTCACCTTATGTGGTGGTTAACTATATTATAAAACATTAGGAGATATTGATGGCAACGCAAATAGTAATTGGAAACGGAAGTTATATAAGAGTAGATGATTCTTATCATATTGACTGGGCTGATAAAGGTTCTTCAATGCCAGCAATTCCTAGCACAGTTCACGCTGTTATTTGGAATAATTTAACTGGACAAAATGAAATTCAAAGTAAAGATGCATCTACAGGTAATATGACAGGTAATACCAATTTAAATGCAACAAGTGATGCTGTAGGATCTACAACTATTAGTGCCTTATTGACATGGGCTGAAACCAGAAAAGGTGAAATAGAAACAGCAAAAACGGCTTTTGAAGCTGCAGCAGATGATGATATGGCTAATGGTACTAAAAATACCGATGGAAAAACTTGGCGAGATTATCTCTAATCAGGTAAAAATACTCCTCTAATTTGTAATACTCTTCTTTTTTTAGGACCCACAACAGAACAAACTTTATGATCTATTCCATTTTTAATGGCTAATAAAGAATTAGGAGTAGGTGTACAAACTAATGGTAGTCCTCTCTTAGTATCTACTAAAGTTTCTCCTCCCCAATTCATATCCCATTCATCATGAATATAAAAAGAATAATTTAAAGAATAACTACCATCATTATGCCAATTAATTCCAGCAAATTTTTGATACTCATAATAACTTATTTTAATACTAGAGTTTTCTTTATAAGGTATAAAAGGACAACTTATTAATATTTTTAAAAATTCTTCAAATATAGGCTCTTTACTTTTTATTTCTTTTTTTGTTATTGAAGCAAAATTGTTAATAGCAATAACTTCTTTCATAATAATATTATCTCTTTCATCTTTAAATAAATTTTTTTCCCATTCTTTATGAGAACTTAAATTAGTTTTATAATCAAACTCAGATATTTTTTTAAAAAGATCTAAAGGTAAAAATTCATTTATAATAACAGCACAGTCATCTATGTTAGCAGCAATATACATTATTTATATTCTTTCTTATGCCAAAACAATCTTTTGTATTTATCAAAAAAGTAACTTTCTAACTTCATTAATGTTGTTTCGTGAAGTTTTTCTTTATAAAATCCACTCCACTTTTTCCATTTTTGACGTTTAAAAGGTATAACTTGAACCAGCGGATCACCTTTTTTAATTAAAAATTGTTCATCTTTTTTATGTAAAAGAAAAGGAAAATTTATAGTATTAATATAAACATCTGTATCTACTACACCTGATATAATTTCAAATCTACTTTCAAAATGATTTAATGGTTTAACAAATAAACAACTATAACCAGGTGGAGTTTTAATTAACCATTTATTAATAAATTTACCTGCATGTTTCATGTCTCCCCCTACCTTTTTCCATGCGTCAGGTATTTGTACGCTGCGGTGATAATCAACACTGAATTCTTCTTTATTTGCAGGAGTTACGGCAAAATCATCTCCTATGACATCAACTACATAATCTTGATCAAAAGGTATAATATATCCACAAGTAAAAGAATCTAAAACAGGTATGCAAGATTTTACTGTAATATTGTGTATATTCTTATCTTTAAATTTTTCTAATTTTTTATAACTGTCTGGTATAAATTTTACTGCAGGTTGAGGATGAGGCCAAACATCAACCATGTTTTCAGATGTAGCACAAAAAGTAATTTTATTTTTTAACATGTTTTTTCTCCTTAATTAATTGTTGTAGTAATGTTTGACCATACGGTAGTAATGCTTTTACATGTGATACTAAAGCAGAACTTAATGTGTTATTGTGAGATAAATTTATTAATTCCTTTGAGGGTTCTATTTTTTTTAATTTATATGTGTCATTAATTTTATTACTATAAAAAGCAATAATAGCCAAAGGATCACCTCTTTTAATTACAATTTCTTGATGTTGATTTTTTATTTCAAATGCACAATTAAGTGGTCGTACCCATTGTGAAATATCAAACTTTCCTGTTATTAATTTTAAATTAATTGGTGTATCTGGGTGTTGTTGCATTTCAATAAATACTTTATCTTTACAAATAAAAGACATATCTGTTTCAATTTGAAAAACAGGATTATTATCTTTTACTTTATCACCCATTCTAATAGATAATAAATTAGCATTAAAGGCATGCTGTGCTTGTGGTTTATTAAAGTCAATTTTATATTCTTCTCCAACATCTAATATTTTAAAAGATAAATCTAAATTAGATTTGTAAACAAATTTATTTATAATAGACCACTTATGAGCAAAGCAACCATTATATCCTTTACTATTTTCTACTTTTTTTAAAGGAGTAAGCTCCTGCAATAATACTTCAGGATACCTAGAAGAAGTAAAATTTAAAATTTCTTTCATTCTTTTTCTCCAAAAAAACCAATAGAATAAATTAATCGTCCTCCTACTGATAAAGCCTTATGTGGTTTTCCTCTTGGAATATGAATTAAATCCCCAGGATTTAAAATATAATCGCTATCAGTATCTATAGTAGGATGTTGAAAAACTCTATAAATAGTTTTACCATACAAAGAAACAATAAAAACATCTTCTGGATCATCATGGGCTCTTCCCGTGCAACTAGCAAAAGAAAAGAAAAGATCTACTCCATCATATTCATGTACTGGATATTTAAATAAGTTACGTAAAAAATCTAAATAAAGATGAGCATTAGTGTCTTTATACTGCATTTCTTGAATCTGATATGTTCCCCTTAAAAATTCTTTAGGAGTTATACCCTCATTTATTTTACAATTAATTCCTATATCGTACATTTCAATGAGCTCAGTAAAAAAATTAAAATCATATCGTTTATCTGCAGGAACAAAATTAGAAATGTATGTAACTTTTTTATCCTTTATACTTTTTACTTGATCTGCGTTTAATTTCATTTTTTTACTATAAAATTAAAAGACATCGATCTTCTAATTTCTCCCGGTGTTTTAGTTTTAAAAGGCATCACGCAATGTTGATGCTTTGCTTCAAAAATATATAACTCTCCTACTTTAGGCTCAATCCATTTAGTTCCTATTCCGTCATGATCAGTAAAACCTAATTGACCATCTTTAAATTTATGAGGATCTTTAACGTCATTTAAAAACTCAGGAACTTTTAAAAACAAAACAGTAGACCATCCTGTTAAGTCGTGATGAGTGTGAGGAGGATTATATTCTCCTTCTTTCATATCATTTATCCAACAACTTAATATATCTAAGTTATATTTTGAAGAAGATAAGATGTGTAAATCATAAAGATTTTTTACATGACTTTCCATGCAAGAAACTAATGTTTTAAAAATTTTTGTAGATTCAATAAGTTTAGTAAAATTTAATTCTGATTCTAATCTTCCAGCTAATTTAGGACCATAACTATTTAAATTTTCTTTTGCTTGTTCATATTTATTATTAAGATCATTAATTTCATCTAATGGAATGTTAAAAAGATCTACAACTCTACCAAATACTTGTGTTACTGGTTTCATGAATTTAACCTTACCCAAAATTGAATACTAAATCGTTGTTCTAAAAAAGAAACATCTTTATTGTCTTCTGTGTACACGGGTTTAATTGCATGAGGAATAAAAGAAGGAAAACAAACCATATAGTTATCTTGATTATCTACCTCTATTATTTTACCGTCATCCATAAAAAGCATCTCTCCACCTTTTAATTTATTAGATTTATTTAAAATTAAATTAAAAGTAAATACATTACCTTGACCGCCCATATCTTTATGCCAATTATAATATCCCCCATTATTATAGGAAATAACATGAATGTTCCAATGAAGATTATTAGGAGGTTCAAGAAATTGATAAGCTTCAGATCCGTGCTCTTTTCTAAAATATTTAAATCCTTGATGAAAAAACCATTTATATAATAATTCAATAGAAGCTTCATTTTTAACATCTTGTCCTTCAATCCAAAAGTCTAATCCACCACAATGCTCACTAAAAAGTTCTTGTTTTATAGCATTATTTATACTCCAACTAGGAATATTAAAAATTTTTCTACGATTTAATAAATCTATATATAACTCTTCTACTTTTTGAATAGGAAGAAAATTCTCACAAGCTATTACATTAGATGATAAAGATTTATAATTCATTTCCACATAGGCCCTACAACCCACCCCACTAAACTTTGTCTAAATCCTTTCGTTACTTTTGACACTCTATGCCTGGTTCTAGAATCAAAAAATATAAGTGCACCTTTAGTTTTTGTAGCGCTTACAATATTTCCTAAAGCGTCTTCTATTTGTAGTTCTCCTCCTTCATAATCTGCAGGATTACTTAATTGTAAAACAAAAGAAAGTTTTCTAACTAAATCTGCATTTTGTATTACATAATCTTGAGCTAAAGATTCTTGAGTATAATTTGATTCACCAGAAGTAGGTGTATAAGCAGTATCTATATCTCCGTCTGTGTGCCAATTATAATACATCCCTTCTCCGTAATGTGTATATTGCATAAGTTCATGATCCATTCTTGTTAAATTATAATTAAAATTAGTTCTATTTGCCAACATAACATAATGCCAAATAAGACCTGCTACCCAATGACTTGATGGTATCCAAGCGTTTTGAGATTTTCTTAATTTATCTTTTTCAATACCATTAATTTCAGATTCTTTAAAATTAGAACTAAAATTTAATTTTAATTCACTTGCAATAATATTAAGAAGATTATCTTTCATCTGTGTTTCATACCATAATAATTTATGTGCCATTATTCGTTATCAAATAATTGAATGTTAGCAGAAATAATAATTCTTGTTTGGTTTTGTTGCCCATGCATCTCGGTTCTATTATTACCATTATGAAAAAGATTATGAGGAAACATAATAAATTTTCCCACTTCAGATTTAATTAAATAATCATCTACATTAGATGTTAAATTTGGAGAATAAAATGTTGTTCCTCCATTTTCTGTTAAATAAAGAACACTAGAAAAATTATGGGTTAATTTTTTACCATCATTAAAATTACCATGTATGTGTGTGTCATGTAAAACATTGCTTCCATAAAAAGCTGTCCAATAATAATTAACATGAAAAAATTTATTTTGTGGTGCAAAGTAACTTCCTACGATCATCATTAATTTTTCAAACTCATGTAATTGAATAGGATTTTTAAAATCTGTAATGTACTCTGAATCTCCTACTCCCCCGTGATCAGAATAAATCTCACTTCTTTTTTTTATCTTTTTTTTATTAGATAAAACTTCATCTACAAGAGGCTGGATTTGAGGAATATTAAATTGAAATACTTTAACCTCAGTAGGAAATATATTAATAGTTTCTAATTTCATTCTTTTTACTACCTCTTTCATACCATATATTTATTGTCAATAAAACAATTTTAAAAGTTCTGTTGACCACGGTTAAAATATGTTTAAATTAGGTTCCCACCAAAATACATAATCACAGGAGAATAAAATGGAAAATCAAGAAGTATTGAAGGCTATAGCTACCCTTGTAGATAAGGTAGGAAGATATCACGAACGTTTACTAGCAGTTGAAAGAGAGAAAGAAAGGCTAGAAAAAACCTTATCAGAACATTTAAAAGGGTGTAGTTGCCATAATCCTTCTACTAATCCTTAATCTTTCTTAGGTGTGGTTCCAATCATATCTTCTAATTTTGGTGCAAAAATTTTAACATCTCTTCGTATGTCTTCTTCTTTAGTTCCTGTTTGAGTACTATCAATATCTTGTTGAACTTCTTCTTCTGATGAATATTCATAACCAGTTTTTGTATTGGTAATAGTAGTCTCGGATCGACAACTCATCTTTGGTATTTCTCTACCATCATCTAATGTAACTGTTCCCAGTTGTTTAGCTTCTTCTACAATTTTAGGCATTCATTCTCCTTTGTAATTCTAAATTAAAACTTAATATAATTCTATCTTCGTTTGAATTATTTTTCTCCACCTCGTGATTAAGCCATGATGGAAAAAAAATCAAGTCATTGGGTTTAGGGTTCCAGGATACACGACTACTTGTATGTATACTTTCATCTGGTTTTTTAGGGGGCATTAATACCTCATTTTGAGGTCGAGGGTCATGAAAAACTAAAGGTCCGCTATCAGCAGGCACCTGTAAATAAAAGACTCCTGAGAGGTAATTAAAAGGGTGTGTATGCAGTTTGTTTTTGCTACCCGGTGGATTAATCATGGCCCACAGCCCACTCATAGAGGGTATCATATAATCTTCTACAGAAAGATGGTCTAATGCTTCTTGTCCTAAATTTATTATTTCTGATTTTAATGTAGAAAATCTTTCGTCAAAATGTAAATCTGTTTGACTATGCCATCCACCCTCATTAGTCTTTTTCACTCCGTCAGGATCTTTCTTTTTCATCTCTTTTACAATTTTAATAAGATCTTCGTATCCTCTTAAATTTGTAGAAAAAACTGGGGTAATAAATAAAGAATGTAAATCGATTATAAATCTCCTTTGGTAACTTCTAAAACAGATACTGTCACATGAACTTGGTTAGCAGCGTTTGCTTGAACATATAATATATCACTTTCTTCTAATACTAAAGGTTGTTCTAGTAGTTCTACTGTATTATTCGCTGTAATACTTTTTTGATTAAATAAAACAAAAGTAGACGTAGCACTTGAGTCTAAATATTTTATATCTACTAAAGTTGCATTTGCTGAATCACTTGCTACTATAATAGATTTAACAACACCAGTAGTAGGAAAAGTGGGCGCTGTTCCTGTTACGCCTGGAGATGCTGTAGGCACAGTATAAACCGCAGTTAAGTCTGTATTAATAACATCAAGAGAAGAATTTTTAAATGTGTCAGCCAAGGAACCAACTCCTTCCAGAAGATTTATCTTCTATATCTTGAGCATAAGAAGTGTTTAACCCTAAAATTAATTGTTCTAATAAACGAATAATTTGATCAATTTGAGATTGTTCGTATTCAGGAGTGGCGTTTGGTAATCTTGTAATTGTTATCTTAGCCATTATTTCCCTCTTCTACCTATAACTTTTTGTAAAGTTTTTGCTTGTTTAGCATGTGTGTTAGATGCTTTTTTTAAATTTTTAATTACTTTTTTTACTGATTTTATTTTATTTTTTTTCATTATCTTTTACTAATATAAAAAAGGCTAAGAGTCATTCTAAATTTTGTAGCTATTCTCGATTGTGGGCGAATTGAGTGTGGAATATCACCATCAAACAACACTATTCTGCCTGGTACAAAAGAAGATGCAAATACAATATTATTTGTGTTAAATTTATCAAAAAATAAAGTTTCGCCATACCAACCATCTTGCCAGTTTAAATTGATATAATACAAAGCAACTTGATTAAAACGATGAGTATGTATGTGATGAACATCATCAGATTTAACTAAGTTTACTATAATCTTGTCTAAAATATTATTTGTAAACCAATCAGTTTCAGCTATGCAAGATTGAATATAAGAAAGTATTTTTGTATTTGATAAAAATTCATGTGACCATACTGAATGTATATTTTGCTCACCACAATCCGTGTCTCTCCATCCAATTCTAAAATTAGAATTTTCTGACATAACAGAATGCTCAAGCATTTCTTTTGTCACTCTATCTACTTTGTTGTCAAAAACTTTAATTTTATCTTCTACCATCTGGTCTCAATTGTAATTTCATAGAACCTAATCGCCAATTAGTTTCATCTACTACATTTGTAATAAAATTTAATTTTACTGATCTTCCTCTTCCTCTTACATTAATTTTTTGTGTAGTGCTGCTTACATTTCCTGTTGTTGTTTGACTTGTAGTAGATTGAGGATAATCTTCTAATGTCATTGTAACTTTTAATTCCTTAGCTAAAGAAGTAAAGTCTGGAACAAATTTACTTACTGACATAAATTGATCTCCATCTGCAATTTCAATAGATCCCGAAGTTAAAGAAGCTGAAATTGCTGTGCCATCAGCTTGGTTATTTCCTACTTCATGATTATAAATATAAGAAGCTCCTGCCGTCACTCCAATTGGTGTATCGGACACTCCCGTGCTTGTAGTAGCATTAGCTGTTACACTTGAACTATATTCGGTAGCGATAGGATTTTCGTATGTATAGTTACCAAGATAGGTGGTTCTTCCTAAAGTAGTAGTGTACCAAGTTCCTTCTAGATAATTATAAACAACTACTCTATCTATTTGGGTTGCACTAGAACTAGGATAATACCAGAGTATTTCATTAAACTCAGGATTAACCCCACATGCTATATCATTTTTATTTGTATAACTTAAATCATCATAAACATAATCTTGAACTGAACAAGGCATCTTTTTAACAACCCCATCATACGTATAGAAAGCATCATTACCCATCCAAAATGCTTTACCATTTACATCAATAGCTGCATGCTGTGCTATCAATCCACAGTTAGCTCCTAGTTGTCGTTGACCAAAAGTAAAAGGTGTGCCTACAAATTGAATACCATGTAAAGAAGTATCGGTCCAAACAAGTATTTGACCTGTTGATCTTACAGCACCTACAATTCTTGAACCATCAACAATACGAAGTGATCCTGCTTCATTAGTTGCGGTAGGTGCAAATACTGTTAAACTTTCTCGATCAGCAAATCTAAAAAATAAATCATCTTGAGTAGCGCTGTTAGCTACTGTTGTGCATGTTCCAAATAAAAATAAATGTCTTGTATCAGCCGATACCAAATTAAAACGAGAAGCAACAGGTGCCGTTGCACCAAGGCTCACGGCCCTTACAGTTAAACCTGAAGAAGTATCCCATTTATACGTTCCACCATCTAAAACAGTTGCTACTAAATCTTCACCAAAATTATCTAAAGACCAATTTCTTCCTTGAATAGTTACACTAGAAGTTGCACGTGGTGTACCCCATGTGCTTAATCCCCATGTTGCAACGCCCCATCCATATCCATACGTAGATGCAGTTGGTCCAACATTAATTTGATAATTCGCTGTAACAGAACCACCACCAGCGGCCGTAGTTCCTGTAGCATTTGAGGGAAAAGTAATTGTGTAACTGCTGGCGTCTATAACTGTAGTTATTTCAAATTCATTGTTAAATTCTAAACCATCTACAATATTGTTAGCACTACCATTATCAAAGGTAACAAAATCTCCAGCAATAGCACCATGGGCAGCATCTGTAACCGTTACTCCTGCTCCTCCTGAAGTTGTCTCAAAAGGATTAGATAGAGAAGCAGTTTCACGGATAGGGGTAACATCATGGACAGCCCCTTCTGAATACACATAAAGTTTTCTATCTGTTCCTAATGCTAAATATCTGGTACCATCAAGACTTATCCATGAATGAGTGTCCCTTACAGCACCAATAATAGTTTCATTAGGATTAGGAAGATACTCCCATCCTTTCCATCGCTCGGGTTTTCCGTAATGAAATCGTACAAATTCTGAATCAGTGTATCGTCTTTTGTCACCCGCAGCGTAAGATGAATCTTGTTTATCTACCCCAGGTTGAAATTTTAAATCAGTTAACTTCATGTAGGCGTATACTAAATTATTTCTTGTTTTGTGGCAAGAATTGAGTTCCTACATTTCCTCGGAAAACATAGGTGCCATGATGATTTAAACCACTTACGACATCAGCATAAACACTACCCCCAATTTTTTGCCATAATCTACAAAAAGCATAGTCCTCTGATAAGTATCTTTTTGTTTTAGGTTCAATCATTGTATCAAAAAAAGCATAGTTCCACTCTGAATTATCATGATAATTAAATTCAGTATCGTGAGGTTGATTTAAATGTTGATCCGATTTAAATTTTAATTCAGGATAAGCCTTAGCCATTTTTTTAAATACTTGTTTTTTTATTAACATAAACCCTGTAGCCCCGTCTAATACTTCTATAAATCCTTTCTTTACTTCCACATGATCTTTGTTTTTCACATTTAAATTGTACTCCAAGGATGCTGCTTGAAGTTCATCTATATCAATAGTAGGTTTATTATTAATACGTGTTTTTACTTTTTCCCAATCAATTGCTTTGCGAGGATAAATACCTGTAACTATATCTTCATCTAATTCTAACATTCTAAAAATTGTTTTTTCACTAAAACCAATATCTGCATCTATAAAAAGAAGATGAGTATAATCACCTGGATCATCCATAAATAATTGAACTAAAGTATTTCTAGCTCTAGTTATTAATGATTCATTTCCCACAGTTCCAAATTGTAATTGAATATTATGCTTAGGAGCTTCGTTTACTAAACGCAAACAACTTTTAAAATAATCGGCTGTAATCATTCCTCCATAACAAGGAGTCCCTATAAATATTTTATGTTTCACTATAACTAACTGTTAAGTATTCTATTTTTTTAATCCATCCTCGAGGTATAGCAATAGCACCACCTCCTGTAATATCTTCTTTGTCTTTGCTGTAAGACCGCATGATAACAATTCTTTCCTCATTATTTGTTACCATCCATCCTACTTCTTGGCACGTAGCTAAATGAGCATTGATAACTTCCTTAATATCTAACCACCCTGTCTCTGTATCTCGGGCATCAACCCAAGTTACACGGACCATGGGGGTTGTATTAATATCAATCACTTTTTTTTCTTATAAAATTTTTTTCGTCTTGCTGTTTCGGCATTACCTACTTGAGGATCTCCTTCTTTTTTTACTAATTGTAAATTAAAAGATACCGATCTTCTCTCTTCATTTTGTGTTCTAAAAGGATAAACCCCGTGTGCTAACCAATGAGGAAATAAAAATATATCTCCTACTTTAGGAGAGTGTTGAAATTTATGACCACTAAATGTTGCTGCTTGACCATTGAACCAAGTAATATCTCCTACTGTTGGGTAGTGATCTTCTCTTGCATATTCTTCTGGTAAACTTGGTGGCACTCGTAAATAACATACACCAGATAATTGTCCCTCGTGTATATGAAAAGGATTAAAGTCTCCAGCCCATTGGCTCACGGCCCACATAGATTCAATAACCATTTGACCTATAAACTCAGGACTAATTGTTTCATTCGCTGGAGGAATAGAAAGATAAGATTTAACCATCTCTCCCATTAAATGTATCATAGGTTGAGCTTCAGGAGAACCTAACCAGTCAGGATCATATCGTGTTTCTTGTTTTACATTGCCTGCTAAGTGAGGTGCGTGATCAAATTTTTTTGCAAATTCTTTATCTTCAAACATTTTTGAAGCTTTATCATCTAATAATTTAACTATACTATCAGGCATTTTACCTTTAACAATAGTAGGACCAAAAGGTCTAATTGCTTCAAATTGTAATACTTGATCTTCTTTCTTATTTTTTTTGGCCATTATTTTCTTTCTTTGTTTGAGTAATTTCTTGATGTTTTTTTATATTTTCTTTTACAAATTTCCATTCTTCTTTAGTTAAAGGTCGTCCATGAGAAGGTGCAGGAATTACGGGAGTGTTAGATTTCTTAGTAGCCATCATTCTTTCCTTTGGGTTAGCTATAAATATGTATTGTCATATAGCAATAATTTGCCTATAAATATATAATTAAATTGGCATTTCTACAAGTTTAGCCTCCTTGCAATAACCAACAACAATCATGACTTGCAAAAGGAGAACATGCTAAAGAAGATATTTAAAGCGGCAAAAAAAGCAGCCCCTATTATTGGCGCAGGATTAGGATATTTATATGGAGGACCGATGCTTGGCTCCGCTATTGGTGGAGGTCTTGGAAGTTTAGTTGCCGGTAAAAGTCCTGAAGAGGCTCTTAAATTTGCAGCAATGTCAGGATTAGTAGGAGGAGGTCTTAGTAAATTCGGAGGTGTTCCATCAGGCCAAGGATTAGGTGCTGTATTTAAAAACCCTATGGGTACAAACATAACTAGAGAAATTGCTGGAAGACCTATGCAAGCAGCTAGCTTCCCTAAACAAAGTATATTTAATAAAGGTTTAAATTTAATAAAAGCTCATCCAATTAAAAGTGCTTTAGCAGGTTTAGGAATAGCTGGAGCTTTAGGTGCGGGTGAAGAAGAAACAGGAGAAATAGATATAGAAAAAGTATACGGAACACAAAGTCCGTTTAGAGATTTAGGTCAAGCCGATATTGCACCAACTAAATTAATACCTTATGGTAGTGCTCAAGCACCTTATGGTTTTAGTTTAGCTAATGGAGGAATAGTAGGATTAGCTAATGGCGGAGACTTTCCTCGTAAGAGTGGTAAAATAAGTGGACCAGGAACCGAGACAAGTGATGAAATCCCTGCTATGTTAAGTGATGGAGAATTTGTTGTTAATGCAAAAACGGTTCGAGGACTTGGTGCAGCAATGGGCGGAAGAAGTAGAGAAGATGAAAGAGAAAGAGGATCAAAATTTTTATACAGTATACAAGATAAGTATGGAGGAAGAGCATAATGGCTGACGTTTATCAATCGGTAACAAGACAACCGGAATATGTAGAGAAAAGAGCGGAGCAATTACTTGCTTCAGTGTTTGGTGATCCAACGGCTGAACGAAAAAAAGATGCTCAAGGTAATTTTACTGAAACAGAAGAAGCATTTAATTTACGTAAGTTTGGTAGAGCCGGAGTATCACAACCAATTCCTGCATTTAAATTTGCTGGATTTACTCCTGAACAACAACAAGCATTTTCTTTAGCTAGTCAAGGCATTGGTTCATATGCACCATACCTACAACAAGCAGGACAACAAGCAGGACTAGGTGCTGCTTCTCAAGCTCTTGGAGGAGGACAATTATTATCAGGTGCACAAGCTTATAATCCTGCTTCAGCGCAAGCTTTTATGAATCCTTACCAACAAAATGTAACACAAGAAGCTTTAAAAGAATATGACCGTCAAGCACAAATTGCTCAACAAGGTTTAGCTACCCAAGCACAAAAAGCAGGTGCCTTTGGTGGTTCTCGTATGGCTGTGCAAGAAGCAGAAATGGGAAGAAACTTAGCCGACATTAAATCACGAAGAATCTTTGAGGACTTATCACGTAACTATCAACAAGCACAAGGTGCAGCGTTGGGATCTTTTGCTGATCAACAAAAACGAGCACTTGCTTCTGGTCAAGGGTTAGGTCAACTAGGGTTAGGTCAAGCAAGTGTAGGTAAAACTATGGCAGGACTTGGGGCTCTTGGTTCACAACTCGGACAAGCAGATATTCAATCTTTACTAGGTATAGGTGGTATGAAACAACAACTTGGACAAGGAATGATGGAAGCAGATAGACAACAACAATTAATGGCACAACGTGAACCATTTACTAGACTTGGATTTGCTAGTGATATTTTACGAGGTGTACCAAGTGGACAAATTAGTTACACTCAACAACCACAAACTAATCCATATGCGCAAGCACTTGGTCTTGGTATTGCAGGACTAGGGGCAATGGGTCAATTCGGACAAGGTGGTGGTTTCTCAGGATTCATGGGTAATTAAAATGGGTTTAAATAATATACAAAAATCAAAACAAAAAGTTTTAAACAGACCTATGTTTGCTAAAATGAAAAATGGAGAATTAAAAAAAATTCTTTATGCACAAGATGGCACTGAAGTATATAGACCAAGAGAAGATGTAAAAAAAGGTTGGAGCAAATTTTTTGATTTTTTAAATCCTATTGGTGGAGAATATAATATTCTAGGAATTAATGAAGATGGTAAATTATATTCTCAAGCAATGGAAGACCTAACAGGTGCAGATTTAGCTACAAAAAAAATACAAGCTTTAGATCCCGACAGAAAAATTGGATTGTTTGAATACCTTCCTTTTTATAGTGGACTAGGAGATTTAAATTTTAAACCTGAAGTTGTGAGACCAGGGGAAGAAGAACCTAGTATGGAGGATATAGAAAAAAGAAGAAGTGCGCCTGGTGACGAACAAAAGAAAAGAGACCAGGAAGATAAACAACAGGGTCCCGAAAAAGAAGTTGTAGAAGTTGAAGATTTAAAAGAACAAGTTAAATCAGGTAGTTTAGACGACACAATAAGAGAAAAAATAGAAATTTTTGAAGAGTATCTTGGTAAAGACACAGACAAAAAGAAACAAGCTGCTAAATACGAAGCTATGGTTCAATTTGGTTTAAACTTAGCAAGTGCAAGAGGCGGTAATTTAATAGATAAGATAGCTACTTCTGCTAAAGATCCTTTATCAAATTTTGCTCAAGTAGGAAAAGAAATTATAAACAGAGCAGAAAAAATTAAAGAAGCCGGTATAGAAGCAGGTATTAAATCTTTTGAAGCAGCAGCAGATAGAGAAGTACAAAGAGAAGGTCAAGAAGTTGATCTGCAGATTCAACAATTAAAAAATGATGCCTCTAAAAAATCACGAAGTGAATTTGTTGCTGATGCCGTAGCTAATATTTTAGCCGATGAAAATGCAAGATTAAGTTTTACAAGTCCAGCTTATGATGCAGATGGAAAGAGACTACCTGCATATGCAAATATTACAGATGCACAAATTGTTTCTGAACAAATTAATGAAGTATGGCAAAGTGCTAATCCAACTCGTATTCCAGCGGGAGAAGCAGGCCAAGCAGTATTTGATTCATTGCCTAGCGGAGCATATTATTTAGACGAGGAAACTAATATCGTTAGTAAGAAAAAATAATGGTCGTAAAAGCAGACAGATTCGGAAATCCAATAGACATAGGAAATACACTTTTATCTTCTGAAACTGCTGAAGTAGATAGATTTGGAAATCCAATAGAAAAAAAAGCAGGTTCATTTGATTCTACAAGAAGAAATCCAAAAGAAGAAGAAGAAGAGGGAATATTTGAAAAATTTATATTTGATCCTGTTAAATCCGCAGCGTTCGGTGTACTTGTAGGTGCAGAAAAAACTCTTGAAGGTGTAACAACTCTAGGAACTATTTTACTTGATGCAGGATTAGGAACTGATCTTACACGAAAAGTTCAAAAATCTTTTGATGAAAATGAAATATTAAATTTTTTAGAAGAACAGGCTGAAGATAGTTGGACAGGTACTCTTACATCTGTGTTAACTCAATTTGGTATACCAGGTGGCGTAGGTTTAAAAGTAGCCAATAGTATTATTAAAGCTAAGAAATTAGGAATTTTAGAAGGAAGAATAAAAGGTCCATCTACTTTTGTAACACGAAATCCTAACTTAACTAGAGCATTAATTGCAGGTTCTGCCGAAGGGGCTGTTCTTACAGAGGATATGGGAAGCCTTGGTGATCTTGTAGGAGGACCTACACAACTTACTAAAGACGAAGGAGAAACAGGTAGAATGGA